TATGTTCTACTGTCCATATGTTCCACTACAAATGGTGAGAGCAGTTGGTCAGGACACTTTCCAACCAAAAATTGGCTTCAAAACTAGATATGGTCTTGTTGCTAACCCATTTGCTGAAACTGGTGCCATCTCAGGCGCAGCTACTCCAGTAAATGATGCTGGTTCTGCTAACTCAAACAGATACTACCAAAGAGTTAAAGTTACTAACTTAATGTAATATCAGTAAGAGTTGTTTAATCAACTTTAAAGGGCGGCTTTTCGAAGTCGCCCTTTTTTTATGCCTCCAATGTGGATAAATATACATATGAAACACATTTTCCTAATCACACTATTGTTTACTTTACTTACAGGTTGTTCAACTTGGGAAGATAAATGGTTTCAAAAAGAATGGGAAAAACTAGACAAAGAGGCAGAACAAAAGAATGACAACAACTAACGCATACAATAGACAACCTACTAAATTTGATTATGCCTCACCTACACAGTTTAAATTTGGTATTATCAAACTGCCTAAAGTAGAATACTTTTGTACGGCCGTTAATATACCTGCTGTAGGTGTATCTCAAAAAATACAACAAACACCTTTAAATGATATTCCTTTACCAGGAGAAAAGGTTGATTTTAGTCCATTAGAGATGACTTTCTTAGTAGATGAAAACTTAGAAAACTACAAAGAGATACATGGTTGGTTAATGGGTATTGGTTTTCCTAAAGACTATGCACAAGCAAGAGAAGCTTTGGCAGCTGGACAAGATAGATTTCCAACATCATCTGGTGCAGATTTGACAACAGATGCTGGTAAAGTTAAATATGGTGCAACTAATATTGGTGCATTATTTTCAGATGCCACACTAACTATTTTGTCAAGTAAAAACAGACCAGTACAAGAAGTAAGATTTGCTGATATGTTTCCTGTATCACTATCTGGTCTACAATATAGTCAAAATGCAACAGATGTTGACTATCTAACGGCGACAGTATCATTTAATTATAGTAGATATGAATTTGCTGATGTTGGAGCAAGCACAACAAGTATAGTATCCTCTTAAAAGCTTTACATTTTTAAGGTTTTGTGATATTATTATGGTTTAATATGGAGTAATTATGACTTTGGAAGAACTACAAGATTTGGCGGAAAAAGACCTTAGAATAAATGATACCGAACTAGATTTGGAATCATTAAAAACTCCCCAATTACACAACAAATATATGAAACATTTAACTAAGTTTAAGTTAATGTTATCTAAGGCAGAAGCTGAATTCGCACAAACAAGAAAAAAATTATGGGAGTATTATACTGGCAAGGCAGACGCCTCAGTATATGCACAGAAACCATTTGATTTAAAAATACTCAAACAAGATGTTGACCAGTATATACAATCAGATGATGAATTTATTAAAGCAAAACAAAAGGTTGACTATCTGTCAACAATAGTAGATTACTTAGATAGAACAATCAGACAAATACAAAGTAGAGATTGGAATATACGAAACGCAATTGAATGGCGTAAGTTTACAAGTGGTGCTATATAATGAAACTGATAAGAGAAGATATATTTCCTACAAGTATATACAGTACAGATGGTGTTTTAGATAAAACATCTTTACTATCTATTAAACAAGATATATTTAATTCTTATAAAAAAGAACCTAAAACAAATTGGCAATCAAAACCAAATCTACATGAACAAGAAATTTATAAACCATTAGTAGATAAAATTGTTGAATGTGGTAAAAGAATATTTGATGGCAACAAAATAGTTTATAGTGGATTTAAAATTACAGATATGTGGTCAAATGTATCTAAACAAGGTGAGTTTCATAGACCACATACACACTCAAATAATTATTTAAGTGGAGTTTTTTATGTACAATCTGATAAAAGTAATTCGGCTAATATTCAGTTTTATGACCCTAGGCCACAAGCAGATGTTATAACACCTAGTGTTACAGAAATGACTAGACACAATTCACACATATGGTTTTATCCTAGTATAGAAAATAGAATGTTGTTTTTTCCGTCTTGGTTACAACATTATGTACCAACAAATAATTCAGAATTACCTAGAAGTAGTATTGCATTTAACATTATGTTGACAGGTAAAGTTGGTCACTCGCAAGATTTACAATCGGCAGAATTCTAAAATGGCTCCAATTACCAGATACCTAGTATTAGAAAAGAAAAATGATGTTTATTTAAAGATAGACGCAGATGAGGATATTCGTAGAGAGTTAGGTCAATTCTTTACATTTGAAGTGCCTGGTTTTAAGTTTATGCCACAGTATAGGGCAAGACAATGGGACGGCAAGATTAGATTATTCTCATATCAAACAGGTCAAATCTATGTTGGCCTTTACCCATATATATTAAAATGGTGTGAAGATAATGATGTACATGTAGTTGATGGTACAAAAATTGAAGACACTAAAGTTGACGATAGTAAAGTCGAAAAATTTATTGAAGCCTTAAAGATACCATTTGAGGCCAGAGATTATCAAAAGGAGGCGTTTACATATGCTGTTAGAAAAAATAGATGTTTATTACTTTCACCCACCGCTAGTGGAAAATCTCTTATTGTCTATTTGCTTGTTAGGTTTAACATATTACGGTTAAAAGAAAGTAAGAAGAAGATACTTATTATTGTACCAACAACATCACTTGTTGAACAATTGTTTAAAGACTTTAAAGACTATGGTTGGTCACCTGAAAGAAATGTACACAGAATATATCAAGGCCATGAAAAAGAAACAAACAAACCTGTAATTATATCTACATGGCAATCAATCTATAATCTACCAAAGAAATGGTTTAAAGACTTTGGTATGGTTATTGGTGACGAAGCACACCTTTTTAAAGCAGTTTCATTAACTAAGATATTGAGTAAACTAGAAAAATGCCCATACAGAATAGGACTAACAGGTACTTTAGACGGATCCAAAACGCACAAATTAGTGCTAGAAGGACTTTTTGGTACAGTCAACAAAGTCGTATCAACGACAGAATTGCAAGAGAAGAAACAATTAGCGGATTTAAAGATTTATTGTCTAATATTAAAACACGGACCAAGTGAATGTAAACATGCAAGTGGTATGACTTACCAAGAGGAAATGGATTACATTGTACAATCAGATAAACGAAACAAATATATTAGAAACTTGGCCGCTGGTTTACAAGGCAATTCATTAGTATTGTTTCAATATGTAGAGAAACACGGTAAAGATTTATATGAAAGTATAAAACAAAAGGCAACCGATAAACAAGTCTTTTATGTCTATGGTGGAGTAGAAACAGATGAAAGAGAAAAGATTAGAGAAATTACAGAAAAGTCCGATAACGCTATTATCGTTGCGTCTTATGGTACATTTTCTACTGGCATTAACATTCGTAACTTACATAACATTATTTTTGCAAGTCCTTCAAAGTCTAGGATTAGAAACTTGCAATCTATTGGCCGTGGGTTGCGATTAAAAGATAATAATACTCATGCAACTTTGTATGATATATCAGATGATTTAACTTATAATGAGAAACAGAACTATACTTTAGCTCATCTCCGAGAAAGGATAAATATTTACAATGAAGAAGATTTTGATTATGAAATCCATAATGTGGAGTTAAACAGTGCATCAAATGATAGATAACATAAAAATAGTTAAGCTAATAAATGGTGATGACCTTGTTTGTGAATTACCTACTGGTGATAAACAATTGCCAGAGAATGGTCCTTTATTGAGATTAATAAAACCATTACAGATTAAATATATTCCACAAATTACACCTGATGGTTTCAAAGATTATATTGCTTTAACAAAATGGGCGGCCTACACTTCAGACCAAGTTATTACAATTCCTAAAGATAAGATTATGACGGTGACCAACGCAACTGCTGAAATGGGTAGAAGTTGGGTACAACTTTCTCAGAATTATCATATCAATCCTGTGAGAAAGGCGGACCAATCCGAAAGAATAAAAATGAATACTGAAGACAACCGAGAAGTGAATGAGATTTTTGATAGTTTTAATGATGATGAAGACCCTACATTACAC